AGAGGCCTTCAGCGGGGCGAAGCGCGGCAAGACATTCGTGATGGGCGCCGCGACCGAGGTTCAGCAATTCGGCTTCGATCCGAACAAGCTGGCCCTGCCGAACCTCCGCGATACCGCCGAGGAGCGCGTGACGGCGATGCTCGGGATTCCCGCGGCGGTCGTCGGGTTCGGCGCAGGCCTCCAGTCAACAAAAGTGGGCGCGACGATGCGCGAGCTCGTGCGCCTGGCGCGGATCAACTGCATCAATCCGATGCAGAATTCGATGGGTCGGCAGCTCACGCACCAGCTGCTCCCCGACTTCGTCTCGCAGACGAAGCGCTTCCGGCTCGGCTTCGACACGGCCGACGTGACGCAGTTCGAGGAGGAGCAGAACATGTCGGTCGATCGCACGCTCAAGGCCGTCCAGTCCGGCGTGCTGCGCGTCGATCGCGCGCAGGCGAAGCTCGGCCTCGAGGTCGACGAAACTCAGAAGGTCTATCTGCGGCCGTCGAATACCGTGGCCGTCGGGGAAGATGCGCCTGCGGATCCGGCGGGAGGCGATCCGGCTGCCGATCCGACCGCGGATGATACCGCGGACGACGAGACCGATCCGAACGCCGACGGCGGCGACACGCAGGACGACACGCAGAAGATGCTGCGCGCGCTCGCGAAGCGCGTACGCAAGTTGCCGAACGGCAATGGCAAACACCACAAACCGGTAACTCAATGAGCGCAACCACGAAGCTGCCGATGAGCGACAAGCCGCTGATCCTCGATCCCGATCTCGCCAAAGCGATCGGCGCGATCCTCGAGCCTCTCGAGGGCGAGGAGCTCCGCGTCGCACAGGCGGCGATCCGCAAGGTGCGCCAGTCCGGCGTGCAGGGATCCTTCAGCGGAATGCTCGAGGCCTACCGGAAGGGCATCGAGGCGGCGGTGGCCGACGTCCGGCGCTCGAAGGATCGCAAGGCAAAAGAGTAGCATTTCTCTGACCGGAGCGTTCGCAGATGATCTGGACCGGATCCCCGCGCGCGGCGGGCATAGTGCTGAAAACGGCGACCGAGACTGAGAAGCTTGAGCGGAAGTCCTTCGAGTTCGAAATCAAGGACGAAGCAAAGGGCGAAATCGAAGCCGTGATCGCGACGTTTGACGTCGTCGACAAAGACGGTGACGTCATCCGAAAGGGCGCCATCCCAGACGGCGCGACTGTCGCCATTTCGGGCTATGGGCATAGCGCGATGTTCGGTGAGCGCCCGGTCGGGAAAGGTACGATCTCGACCGACGGCAACAAGGCGATCGTGAAGGGACAGCTTTTCATGGAGATGGAAGACGCTCGCGACACGCTCGCGGTCCTCAAGGGGATGGGGAAAGCGCAACAGTGGTCGTGGGGATTCGTCGTTCTGGGCTCTGAGATGCCGACCGATGACCAGCGGAAACAGGGCACCTATCGGATCATCACGAAGACCAATCCCTTCGAGGCGAGCCCGGTGATCCGCGGCGCCGGAGTCGGGACGCGAACGCTCGCCGCGAAATCCGAGCAGCTGCAGCTGCCGGAGACCGGGGATACACCGGAGAGCACACAGTCCGAGACGCCGGAGCAGAAGGCCGAGCGCGAGAAGAGAGAGAAGGACGAGCTCGAGGCAAAGGCGCAGGCCCAGGAGCTCGAGCGGAAGTCGCTGCAGGAGACGATGGACGTGGAGGCCCGTAAATTCCAGTACACGCTCAGGAAGTATGGCATCTCGTGAGCTTCAACTTGCGGTGTCACCGTTGTTCGCATGCTGTCGGCGTTGCGGAGATAGCGTTAGAGTTAGTCGCTATATTCAAGGCGCGTGTTGACGTTCAGCGATCGAACATGCATGAGGTTCGCCGTCGGTGTCGCCATTGCGGCTGGATCAATGTCTTTCACCCGTTGCAGGCGCAGCGGATTGAGATCATAGAAACGAAGGCGTAGTAACTCCACAATCGATCGTTCGTAGTTCGGCAGGCAGGAGTAATTCGCGGGCCCTTTGACGGCCAACCATCACCCACGCGGGTGCTGATTGGCCGTTTTGCTTTTTCGCGGCTTTCGACAGCCCCACTTTTCACAGGAGACCGCACCTCATGTCCACGAAGTTGCTCAACTCCGCGATCGTCCTCCGGAAGCTGAACGGCGTGCTCACCGCATGCTATCAGCGGACGACGAAGGTCCAGGGCGCCGGGCCCGCCCCCAGCTTGCTCGCGGGTATCGTCGCGTTTCTCGCGGTCCTGATTCGCCCGATGCTCGCGCTGCTCGCGATCGCCGCGCTCCTGCATTTCTCGCCGCACGGCGATCACCAGACGCTCATGATGGCGTCGGTGTCGCCTGCGCTCGTGGCCAAGCGCGCGCAGCTCCAGGAGAAGCAGAAACAGATTTTCGAGGTCCTCCAGCTCGCGAAGACCGAGACAGGCGTCTACGACACGTCGCGAAAGAGTGTCCTCGAGAAGCTCGGCGCCGTCGACTCCCCCGATGCGGTCGCGAAGTTCAAGAGCTTGAATGTGGAGCTCGATCAGATCGGCGCCGACCTGCAGCAAGAAGAGCTGAAAGAGATCGAGCGGGCGGCGGCTGAGCGCGACACCGCAATGAAACAGCCGGTCCGCGGCGGCGCTGCGGTGCATCCGGTCTCGCAGAACGGCGAGTTGAAGTCGTTCGGCAATCAGATCATCGAGATGAAAGAATTCCAGGACTGGTTCAAGGCCGGACGGCGCGGCAACGTCTCGGTCGAGCTGGACATGGGCATGAAGACGCTCTTCCAGACCAGCGCTGGGTTCGCGCCCGAGTCTGTGCGAACGGGCCTGCTCGTGGAGGGTGCTACGCGGCCGATCCAGCTATTGGATCTCATTCCGACCCGGCCGATGAACCAGGCATCCGATAAGTACATGGAGGAGACGACGCGCACGCACGCGGCGGCGGAAAAGGCTGAAGGCATCGCCTACGCTGAGTCGACGTTCGCCTGGACGGAGCGAACGAATCCGGTCCAGAAGATCACCGACTCGGTTCCGGTCACCGACGAGCAGCTCGAGGACGCGCCGGAAGTCGGCGGGATTCTCGATCAGCGCCTGCGCTTTGGTCTGCGTCAGCGTCTCGATGGCCAGTGCTTCAACGGAAACGGCACGTCGCCGAACCTGCGCGGAATGACCCAGGTCGTTGGCATCCAGACGCAGGCCAAGGGTTCAGATCCGATCTTCGACGCCATCTTTAAGGCGATGATGCTGGTTCGTACGACGGGGCGCGCGTTCCCGAACGTGACGATCATGCATCCGACCGATTGGCAGACGGTGCGGCTCACACGCACGGCCGACGGCTTGTACATCATGGGCGCGCCGAGCGAGGTCGGAGCGCAGACGCTCTTCGGTCTGCCGGTGCCGCTCTGCGATGCTGGATCCGCCGGCACGGCCGTCGTCGCGGACCTCATCAACTTCACGTACGTCGGCGAGCGCCGCGGGATCGCGGTCGAGATTGGGTACGTCAACGCCCAATTCACGACCGGCCAGAAGACGATTCGCGCTGACCTCCGCGCCGTCTTCACGGTGACGCGGCCCGCGGCGATCTGCACGGTCACCGGTCTCTGATTCGTGGTCGGTGCCTCCGCACTCGGCGGATGGCACCGACGCGATTCGCGCACACGACGCTCACTCGCTCGAGAGGAGGGTTTCGCAATGCCCACGATGTCCGGCACGCGCCGGCTAAAGACATTCAAATACTCGTACGACTTCGCGGTCGACGGCGGCGCGCAGGGCACGATCACGCTCCGCTCGAACGACGGTGCACTCCCGATTGGCTCCGTAGTCCAGGGCGGATTCCTCGACGTCACGACGGCCTGCCTGTCGGCAACGGGAACGATGGCGCTTCAGGCACAGAGCGCGGCGGATCTTCTGGCCGCAGCTGCACAAGCCGCGCTGACAATCGGTGTCAAGTCGTTGATTCCCGTGTTCACGGGTGCGACCGGCATCAAGCTCACGGCTGAACGGAACCCGGCGCTCGTCATCGCCACCGCTGCGTTCACGGCCGGCAAGTTCGACCTCTACATCCAGTTCACCTGATCGCGTCGACCCCGCAGAGGACCGCGGGGTCGCGACCTCTCAACAGAAATCCCGAGACCCCCATGTCATTCGAGATCAAGAAACCAGAACGGCCGCCGGTCTACATCAGTGACCGACGTCTCTATCTCGCCGAAGACAAGAGCACCGTCGTCGAGGAAGGCGACCTGCGCGCTCGCACATTGCTCGTCGGCGAGGGCAGCGAGATCGAACAGACGACTGCCCACGCGCTGGGTATCGAGCTCGTCGATGGGAAGTTGGAGACGCCCGCCCAGCGTGGCGCAGCCCAGCCGGCGCCCGCAGAGGAACCGACCGAGTTGTGAGCCTCGTTCTCGTCACGCCGCCGGCCTCCGAGCCGATCACCCTCGCGGAAGCGAAGGCGCATCTCCGCGTCGACGATGCGGCGAATGACGACTACATCACCGCCTTGATCCCGGCCGCACGCCAGTGGGTGGAAACGCATACCGGACTCGCGCTGCTCGAGCAGGAATGGCAGTACTCCACGGATCGGTTCCCCTGCTGGCACGAATCCATCAAGCTCGGCAAGTCGCCGCTCATCTCGGTGGAGTCGGTGCGATACGTGGATACAAACGGCGTCACACAGCTGCTCGCCGCCGATCAGTATCTCGTCGACACCAACTATGTGCTCGGCCGCATTTCGCCGGCATTCGGCGCGATCTGGCCGGCGACGCGATGCCAGCCGAGTGCGATCCAGATCGCATTCACAGCCGGCTATGACGACGTGGCCTCGATTCCATCGACCCTGATCGCGGCGATGAAGCTCCTCATCGGGGATCTGTACGTGAATCGCGAATCATCGATCGTTGACATGAGCATCCTCATCAATCCAGCGGTGATGGCCCTGCTCGACCCCTGGCGCCTTCCCGTCGTCTGATGGCACCGCTCACTGCCGGCGCCCTGCGCGAGCGAATCCAAGTCGAGCAGTTCGTCGGCGGCAGCTGGTCCGTGTTCGCCACGCTCTCCGCGAGCGTGTTGCCGGGCGGCACGTTCTACGTGCGGCCGATCATACCGGAGTTCACGCCGCCACCGACCGTCGCGTACCAGATCCGGGTGCGCTATCGCGAGGATCTCGATGCCTCCTTCCGCGTGCGATGGGGCCAGCGGCTGCTGGGCATCCATCCACCAGTCGATCCGGACGGGCACCATCACGAGCTCATGATCCAGGCGGGCATCTTGCCCTTAGCGAGCGACTACTACTCCGCCGCGGTGGCTCAGATCGCGAGCGAAGGCGAGCCGGTGTCGTTCACGAAGGATGACTACGCGACCGGGTTCGATTCGGCGACCGACACGCCGCCATCGCCGCCGGCGCCATCCCCTATCATCGCGGGATTCGCGAAACGCGTCTTTGGCGGCAATCCGCAACAGTACCGCGACGCGTCGCTCGTCGAGATCGCATCGCCGCGCTTTCTCTTCGTGCCATCGACGATCGGCACGCTCCCGGACCAGGGGGCGATAGGCACGCTTGGCGGCGACGTCATCGTCGTCGGATCGGTCGAGCCAATCTCGGTCGAGGGGATCGCCATCGCGGCCCGGATCGAGGTGGAAAGATGAGCATCGAAGACGAGATCGTCCAGGAGGGCCAGGTCTTCCAGCGCCAATGCGCGACGCTCATCGAGCGGATCGCCGATACGGTATTCGAGTCGATCGTGTATGGGTCCTACGTCACGAACGCACCCGGCCAGCCGGTCCGCGATGGGGATCTCGTAAAGTCGTGGAAGCAGCAACCCCTTAGCGACAAGTCGATCCTCATCTCGAGCGATAGCCCGTACGCCAAGAAAGTCGAATACGGACATCAGAAAACGACCAATCACGGTTCTTTCTCGATGACGAAGACGATCGCTGGATTCGGGAAGCTCGTCGATCTCGAGGTCGAGAAGATGCGGAGCGCCCTATGACTGCGCTTTTCGACGGTGAGGAAGTGCACATGGCCTTGCGCGAGCGGCTCGAGGCGATCGCCGAGATCCCGCCGCCGCAGGATCGTGCCTGGTCGTCCGTGTCGTTCAAGCCAGATCCGACGCGGCCGCACATCGAGTCGAACTTCACTCACGATACGGCCGAGGTGACCTCGTTTCCGGTCAACGCAGGCACCCTCCAGACGACGGGCCTGTACGTCGTGCGGTATTACGGCCTGACGGGGCGCGGCGAGTCGGATATTCGCACAGTGATCACCGCGATCCTGCGTGCGTTCGCTCCAGGTCTGGGCATGGTGCTGCCGTCGGGCGTGACGCTCTACATCCGGCACGACGTCGGCCCGGCGCCATCGGAGATCATTCCGGTGGGAAGCGGGAAATCGTTCAGCGCGATCAGGATTCCTTGGCGCGCATTCTCTAACAATTTGATTCCAGCCTGAGGACGCTATGACGATTCAGCAAGGGCAGAATTACGTCGTCGGATACAAGGCGCAGCCGGGTCTTGGATCGCCGGCGAGCGGCGCCGGCGGAACCGGGATGCGATTCAATGAAGGCTCGCAAGGATTCGAGTTCAATCGCACGCAGATCGCGAATCCTGAATCGCGCGCCGATGGCGTCAGCTCAAAGGACCGTCTTGGCTCCGGCCGATCGCCCGGCACCTTCGCGCAAACGCTGTGCGTCGGTGAGCCGAATACGCTGATCGAGGCCTTGCTCCGCGGGACGTTCGTGGCCGAGACGACGATCACGCAGGCCGCAATGACGTCGATTACAACGACGACAAGCACCATCGTGGCTGCGGCGGGATCGTGGCTGACGCAGGGAGTCCGCAAGGGCGACAAGGTCAAGCTGACGGGACATAGCACGGTCGCGAACAATGGGAAGTGGTTCCGCGTGCTCGACGTGTCGGCCTTGACGATCACGGTGCCGACGAACTCGCTGACGGCCGATGGCGTCGCCGATACGTCGTTCTCGCTGATGGTCGCGAAGACATGCATCAACGGCAATCCTCCGGTCGAGCGGTACGCGACCTGGGATCAATACAATCGCGACATCGATCTGTCTGAGCTCTTCACGGACGTGAAGGTCTGCAAGCTCGAACTGAGTGCCCAGCCGGATGGCAACGTCATTCTGACGTGGACGTTCCTCGGCCTCGCAGGCATGGAGCAGGCCGCCGGAAGTTCGCCGGTGCTCACATCGCCGACATATACGACGACGCTGCCGCTCGTCTTCTCCGACGGCGTGATTCGCGTTGGCGGCGTCGACTACAACGTGATGACCTCATTCAGCTTCGTCTATGACCTGGGCGGCGAGGCGCGGGCGACCAATGCGCTCAATCCACCTGACGTAACGCTGATGAACGCGAAACTGAGCGGATCCTTCGCGGTGCAGAAGCAGGATACCGCATTCTTCGCAGCCGCTCGGCAGGAAACCAAGGTGGAGATCTGGGCCGACTTTATCGAGACGAACGATGTCGATCCGAAAGACTTCGCATCGTTCTATGTCGGCAATGCGACGCTCCAGAAGGCCAGCGGGCCGCTGGGCGGCACCGGTCCGGCCGAGGTGACGGTCCCCTGGTTCGCGGGCAAGGACGAAGCGGGCGGGGCGTCGGCGGCCACGTTGCTGAAATACTCGACCTCAGTGTGATCAGCATTGAGGGATTTACAAATCTCCATTCCACGGAGCGCACGATGCGGATTGTCTTTAGTCTGAGCGGCACGGCGCGGCAGGTCGATCAAGATGTGCTGCACCAGTGCAAAGAACTGAAAAAACAGCACCCCGAAAGTGCCGCGCTGATCATGGCGCTCCGCGACGAGATCCGGAGCAACATCAGACCGGCGAAGTCGGACGACATCGTCACGGTCCAAGTGACGTTCGATTCTGGCTACTCGATGGCGACCGGCAGGGACGATCCCCCGCCGCAGGACGGCGAGGCATAGGCAACGCGGCGCGCTTTCCCCACGGGGCGCGCTGGCAGGTCTCGTCGCCGGTTCCGGTTGAAGGGGGGACGCGTGTGCAGCCTGGCGCGCGGCGTGGTAGGCAATCGGGGCCGGCGACAACTCTCCACACCTTCCCCCGGAGGAGCAGGACGATGGACATCAAGCAAGCGAAGTCAGTCTCGACGCGCGAAGACAAAGGGACCCTCGTGCACCTGAAGGACGAGTGCGGCGTCAAGATGTACGATGAAACCGATCAGACGAAGCCCGTCGCGATCACGGTCGCAGGGAGCTACTCGGTGCGCGCGAAGCGGGCGATGGAAGCCGCGCGCGATGCGCGCAGCGGCCGCATTGGACATCTCGACGGCGAAGAAGCGTTCGCCTTCAATCTCGAGGTGCTCGCCGCCTGTATCCTCGACTGGCAAGGCTTCACGGCCGATGGCCAGCCATTCCCATTCACGCGCGACAACGCGATCGCGCTGCTCCGCGACGTGCCCTGGATCCGTGAGCAGGTCCAGACGGCCCACAACGATCACGCGCTTTTTTCGAAGGCCAGCTGAGATTGCTCGTGCGATACGCCGCCTGGTACGCCTTCATGCATACCCCGGATAAAGACGGCAAGACGCAATACGCGTCGGCCAAGCGGCGTGCCGCTCAGGGCGCAGAGTGGGCGATCAAGCAGCTCGCTGGCCCGAAGTTCCCGGAATCGTTGCGCTACCTCTGGAATCTCTTCCTCCGACTCCGCCGCGGGCTCCGTCGGGATTTCGACACGGGGCTCCGCGTCTGTACGTGGACCGACATGCGCGCGTTCGCGAAGAGCGCGCGCGTGCGGCCGCATGAGCAAGACGCGCTCTTCGTGATCCTCGACGCGTTCGACGATCCGAAGCCGCACCTGGAGGGCCTCATCTGATGGCCAACGTCAAGGAGCTCGGCGTCAATGTCAAGATGACCGGGGTGGATCAGGCCGCGAAGGGCTTCGAAGCCGTCGCCGTCGGTGCAAAGCAGGCGCGGAAAGCGAACGACGAGCTCGCGAAGTCGAATGAGCAACTTGGTCTGACGTATCGCCAGATGTATTCGATCGCGCAATCCGAGATGGCGGTGCGCAGCCGGCAGCGTCAGCTGATCCTCGATCACGCCGCAGCGATTGAGATCGATCGTCAGCGCACAGAGGCCAATGCCGCAGCCGCGCGGAAGATGGCATTGGCGCAGCAGGAAGCGATCGAGATGAACAACGCGATGGGCCAATCAGCGTCAGCGACCGGCGCCGCTGTCTCCGCCCTGACGCGGCAGATGCAGCTGCTGGCGAGTGCGCTGGTCGTCCGAAAGGTCATCGAGTATGCCGATTCCTGGAAGTTGATCGAGGCCCGCCTTTCGCTCG